GCTTCAAGCCACCAACAGCCAGACGTTGCAGATAGTCTTTGTGCATCGCGCCTGTCGGATGGTTCTGCACTATCGCACGCAGTTTGCGTTTAGTCGCGCGGTTGTTCCCGCGTATAGGCATCATCGCTGCCTTCATAAACGATCTATTCTTTGCGTCCACATCGCTTGGCCATACACGTTCGATGGTGTTGCGGCGTGTCTCAAACGCTGCATCGTTCAATGCTTGTGACATAGCAAACGGCATTTGGTTCTTGCCAAACGCATCCAGTGCTTTCGTAAACGCTGGCAGATTGCTTGTGACGTTCACTGACATCGACCCTGCTGCTGCCTGTGCTACTGCCCCGCGACTAACGCCGCCAGCTATGGCACCACGCGCTGCACCGCCTACAACTAATCGCCCTGCAAATGCCAGTAACTGTATCGCCATCAGTGTTGTGTCTCTTGTTCCAGTTCCAATATCACCACAGTGCCAGACGTATCACGCGCATCGAATATGATGCCATCGCATTCGGTGCAGTTGATCGTGCCGCTGTTCTCTTCGACACAGCCGTATGTCTCTGCCTCACAGTGCAGACATACACAAAGCTCTTCAAAGAATAACACATACGACATTTGCAAACCATATCTGCAAAACAAAAGCCGGTCAATGACCGGCCTTTGCTTCCCCTTGCTGTTGACGTTACGCTGAAACCTTTTTCTTTTCTTTAGCGTGCCGCAATCGATGATATTCTTCCAATATGCCTGTTGCATCACCAATAACATCATTCAAATGCTCAAGATAGCCAAATTCATAATCAGTTAATGGCAGATACATATATTCGCCGTTCATTTCATTCCAAAATGTCAAACCAGTGATAAGCGGCACATATTCACACTGCTCACCTTCATCAACGATGTCCCAGTGTGCATTCACTTCATCCCACATTTCCAGCGCAACATCATACAACATTGATTGGATCTGTTCATCGTTGAGTATCCGTTTTCTGATCCTAGCTGTCAGATCGTCCCTGATTGATTTTTGTATTGTCTTATCCATCATCACTCCCTTCCGGCGGGTCTGTCCTCACATCACCTTGCCCGTTGCAGATCTCGCATATCACGCGCTTGCCGGTGTCAATCTCATACCGGCCTTCACCAAAGCAGTTGTCACACGGCTTATGATGATCCATCACATATGGCGGCACAAAGCCTTTCGGATAACTGATCATTGCACCACCCCCCAGTTGCCGGACATCCACGCCCATATTGTAAATTCCTTGCCCCACACGTCTACCATCAGTGACGCCACGGCCAGCAAAAACACCAGCCCGAATATTTCTTGCCATAAACGCATATCAGCCCCCTATGATGCTGTGACCACGATTGATCAGACACTTGTTGACCATCTGCCGCACTTCAAATGGCAAATGATACCAGCTAGTTGCCATATCTGCCAACGCACGACACTCTGTCACGTCACGCTGATAAAGCTGCGCCTTATCCTCGCTGACGCGCAAATCGGCTATTGGGGCGCGACTAGCGCACCCCGATAACACGATTGCTGTTACGATTAGCCAGCGCATTATGCCGCCGCCTGTTCTGCGGCCGCTTCAGCCCATTTAAGTAAAAACATACTGCACTTTTTGATTTGCTCATCAGTCATTCCGATATCGTGGCGGGCAATAAGAACAGCTTCAGCCGCACATTCGTTCCGCATCTCAATATATTTGACGTATTGATCAAGATCGTCTTTGTCACGAAGAACACAAGAAGCGCTCTTGTCAAAACTCTCAGCCATATGTTGCTGGTAAGCATAATCAACAAATGTATTCATTTGATTTTTAGTAAGTTTAGCCATTTTCGCTACTCCCGTTTGCGTTGCTTATGCAGTTTAAAATAAGCATTCTGACATCATAGTCAACACTTATTTCCACTTTTTTACACATCCGCACCCACTTTTTTTAATTCGGCAATCACATCCGGTCTGTTTTGCTTGTAATAGGTGCGTAAACCATCGCCCATTTCTTGCCACTGTTCCAAGCTGACCATTCTGCGCTGCGGCGGTGTCCATTCAGTAGATTGGCTATTAAACGCCCTAGGTTGCCCGCTGACGCGCTTTGGCTTGTTTTTGGCATCACGCATACACCAGTTGCGCCAGAACGCCTGTACGTCCACATAAGCGGCTTTGTTGCCGTTTTGCTGATCCCACATTCTGATTGCTTGTAAGACCTCACCACCGTTGAGACCCTTATCAGCGGCATAGGCCAGATCTTCATCAGATGGCGTCCAATCACAAACTTTGGTTTTTCTATTTTTATTAACTTTAGTATCTTTTAGTTTATGGTTGTCACTGTGACAGGGGTGGGTAGTCAGACTGACTAGGGTATACTGTGACGATTTGCCGGTGCGATGGGTCACTGTGACCAACCCTTCATCAACCAGCTTTTTAATTTTCCGGCGCACTGTCGCTTCACTTGCACCCGTAAAACGCGACAAATACCCTGCCGATGGCCACGCAATCCCACTATCGGGATTTGAACAGTTAGCCAGCGCGATAAAAACCAGCTTTTCTAGCGGGTCATCCATTGGCGTTGTAAATGCTATCTTTAAGGCTTCAATGCTCATCAATTATCTCCAATGTGAGTGCCGCATAGCCGATGATATCCAACAGGCTGTCAACGTGTTTGCAGTCGCTGTTTGCCAGCCGTGACAGTTTCATTGCTATCATCATCGCCCCAAACTGCTCCGGCGTTATGTCTTTGCCAGCGATCATCGACATCATCTGGCTGGTCTGCGTCCAGTTTTTCCGCAGATCGCCATAGCTTTCGCCGCGCTGTTTCAGTATCGCTTGCACATTTTCCAATGCTTTAGAACGGTTCATTAAACACCTCTAAAATTGTAAATTCTCCAATCGGCACTTCGGCCATCAACCCGTAATCACGTTCGATGCCACGATCACGTCTACCGCCAATAGTTGTTTCAAAATCCACGTTAAAATTGACATAGCCGATGCAGTCGATCCACCGCACGATTAAAAATGTCGGCAAGCCGGTTTCAAACGCCACTTGCCGCGCATACATCATTTTATGCAGATGCAGCAACGATGTTTTGTATCGGCTGATCTCAAATGTGCGGCATTTGATTTCTGCAAACGCCGCTATGCCGCCATCACGCACAAGCCCAAAATCAAGCTGATCATACTGTGGCAGCTTCACAAAATCCACGTTCCACACGCGGCTGACCGATTGCATTGTTTGCAGTTCTAGCACCCGATTTGCTTTAGTTTCCATATCAGCCCCCGTTCGGATCATATGATAGATTGTTTGGATTAAACGGGATGATGTTGTGTTTCTTGCGAGTGTTCTTGCAGTAGTCAGCGCGGATCACGCCAAGCGGCTCAACACCATCTTCAATGTGCCGTGGGTATACCCGCACCTCGATGCCGGTTTTGCCTTTAAACAAATGTATCGTCAGATCTTTAACGTCAATCCAGCTTTCAGCCGACAACATTGTGTAAGTGCGATCACCGATTGTTTGATAGCCATCATCCATTGTGCGCCTCTTTTATTGCCCATAATATCCGCGCCGCCACTTGCGGCACAATGCTGTTTCCTAATTGCTTTATTCTGTGTACCCGACCGGATAACCCATTAACCACTCGACCCACTGCGGGTTCAGGCTCCCAGAAACGCCTTTTTGCCAAGTTTCTGTTCGTAGGCTCCAGCCTTGATTGCCGCCGTGGTTCCCGTTCGCATCCGCTGCCGTTGGTGTTGGCCACCATCCGCTCCCTTTTTTTAATTCGTGCGGGGTCATTTGGTTCGCCGTTGCTGTTGGTGTGTGCAACAATCCACACCCTGTCGCGTCTGTGTGGCGCGTCTGCGGCGACAGCCGGAATAACAAACGTCCTTGCGGTGTAGTTTGCGGCTTCCAAGTCAGATAGCACCTCGTCGAGACCCATAGAGATGTGTCCAGCAACATTTTCTCCAATAACCCAAGTCGGCCTGACAGCTTGGATAATTCTGAGCATTTCCGGCCAGAGGTGTCGGTCATCTTTATCGCCTCGTCTGACCCCGGCAAGCGAGAAAGGCTGGCAGGGGTATCCCCCGACAACGATGTCAACCAATCCTCTAAATCTATCTGCGTCATTTGCTAATTCTCTCACATCATCGATTATTTCTGTATCTGGCCAATGCTTTCGCAAAACCCTTTGGCAGTGCTTATCATATTCGCAAAAAGCCACTGTTTCATATCCACCTACCAGCTTTTCGCCAGCGTAGCTAAAACCGCCAATCCCACTGAATAGGTCAAGCATTCTAAGCATTTGCCAATATCTCCCGTGTGACATAACAGAACGTGTCAATATCCATTTCGCACGCATATCGCCAGTCGTGCTTTTCAGCAATATCACCCGACATCACAAAGAACGTCAGATATGTCATCGCTTGCACCGGCACCCTGACCCGCGTCTTTTGTCGATCCAGCCGGTAAAACAAACAAGGCATTTTATCGCCGCCAGCATATTCAGCCGCCGCGCATACTTGATCCCACCACGCACTATCCACCCCCGATTTTCGCCTTTTGCATTCCAAAACAAAAGGAAAATCGCAATCATTAGTAACCAGATCGCCAAGGTGTTTCTGGCGCGTCTGATCCAGTTCACGCACGAACGTGATACCAAGCTGATCATATAATTCTTTTGCGATTTCATATTCATAGCCCTTGCCTTTATTACGGCTTTTCAATCCAGACATCGCTGCCCCCGTTCGGTTGGTTTCGCATATCATTGCCGAAACGGGATTAATCTGTAAAGCGGAAATTTAAGTGTTGCAAAATGTGACTGCGTGGAATACGGTTGCGGAATGAAACGGGAAATCGGAAAAGAGTGGCGCGACGCTGACCTGACACACTTGTCTGTCAGCCAGCTAAATCGCACACCTGCATATTGGATTTACGCATATCTGTATCTGCGTGATGATCGTAAAAACATAACCGTTGGGGAAAACGCCGCAGTCGGAACAGCAGTGCATAACGGCTTGCAGTCAATCGTCTGCCACGGTCAGGATATTACTGATCAGATCTTGGCAGCACAGATTGCGTTTGATTTCCACGATGCTAATCAGGATGCCGCAAAGCGTGAAAAATATCGTGACTGCATACCGGATATGATCCGCAACGGCATCGACATATTGACCGAATACGGCTTCACAGGCGCGGTCGATGAAGAACGCATCGAAACGTGGCTGGATGGTGTCAACGTGCCGCTGATCGGCTTTGTTGA